AGGGCGGCGAGGTCGGCGCCGTCCGTGATAGGATCGCTGCCGGCTAGCAGGCTGCGAAGCGCAGCTCGTGCCGGTTCGTGTGGGTCAGCGTTCGGGGTCTGCGAGTGCATAGCGCGCCCCGTCACTTGACATGCAAGCGAGGGCGCCTATACTTGAGGTAGAAACCAGCGCGCCCCGCGCTACGTTCGCCGCCGTCCCTCGTGTGACCAGCACGAGGGCGGCTTCTTTTTCAGCCCTGGTGTGTCTGTGCATTCTTGCCCCCTTTCGTGTCGTGCTCAGCTATCAGCTCTGCAGCCACGGCCACGGCAGCGCGTCTAACGAGCGTGCCCGTGTCGCAGTCTAGCCGCGCCGCTGCGAGTGCTACGGCGGCGCGTTCCGCCTCACTCAGGCGGATACTGAAAACGTGACGGCCCATGTTTGCCCCCTTTCTCGTGCGTGTTTCGTTGTCGCACGTTCTACCCATTAAAGCACATGCTAGAGCAATGAACAAGAATACACGTGCTACAGTGTCCCACGTCCTACTGTGAACAGTCTACCACGGTTCCCTGTGTTGTCAACAGCCGTTGCAGATTACACGCTTGCGTGAATGAGTTCTATGCACACGTCAATAACTGCCTGTGCCCAAAGTGCAATTGTGCTTGCAGACTACACGATACCGTGTATATAATTATAGGATTTCATTGTCTTTCCCTGGTGTTTTGTAGCATTGCCGCTTATGCAAATGCGCCTTTACGCAGTCCAGACAATGCCCCGAAACCTGACACGAGCCTGACATGCTCACGCTCAGAACGGCCCGAAACCATGTCAGCTCGTGCGTTTCCTGTATGGCACAAACAGTAGGCTACTCGCCGCCTCTTTCGTTCGCTCAGGGCGCCGGTCATAGCGCTGCGTTGTCGTGACGCTTGCGTGTCCCATGAGGGCGGCGACAGTGCTAATGTCAGCGCCCTTGTCTAGCAGATCGCTTGCGAAGGTCCGGCGCAAGTCGTGCGGCGAGAAGTCCGCTATCCCTGCCTGTATGCCTCGCTTGCGCAGCGCCCCATAGAAAGCCTGTGCGGTCATGGGTCGGATCGTGATAGCGCCGCCCTTGTGCACCGGCACAAACAGCGCGCCGGGTTCCTCGCCACGGATCACGAGCCAGTCAGCCAGCGCGTCAGCGGCGCCGTTCTTGGCATACACGGTTCGCGCCTTGTCGCCCTTGCCGTGTTCTACCGTCAGCGCGCCCGTCGCCGGGTCATAGTCTGCGAGGGTCAGCGCCACAAGCTCAGCGCGTCGCAGTCCGCACGAGTAGCCCACGGCCACGAGCGCCGCGTCACGCGCGCCTGCCGGCGTAGGATCGGCAGCGCAGGCTGCCATGAGGGCGGCCACCTCGCCAGGGTCTAGCGCCCTGCCTGCCGGCAGCGGCTTGCCCCTGGTGTTCTTGACGCTGATAGCGCGCTGATAGTCTTTCGTGTCTATCCTGTCCTGTTCCCACGCGGCTTTCAGCGCGCCACGCACAGCCGACAGAACACGGTTTGCCGTCGCTGCCGTGTAGCCCTTGCCGCCGTCCGCTTTCGGCATGGTCAGCTGCGACAGGATCAGCGTCACGGTCGGCTTGCGCAGCTCGTGCCAGGGATACGCCAGGGCGGCGCCCAACAGCTCAGCCGTTCCGTTCCGTTCCTCGCCCGTCAGCATACAGGCGACACGTCCCAGGTCTGTACCCATAACGCGCCGGCTGCGTGCGGATCGCAGCCCAGCGAGGTACACGGCTGCCGGGTTTGTGCTCAGATCGCCGCCGGTCAGTGCCAGCTCGCCCTTATGGATCACGTCTAGCTCAGTGCTCATGTTAGCCCCCTAGTTGTGTAAAGTACCATTTACATAAGCGATTATACCACACAACAGGGTCTGGTGTCAACAGTCGTTCGGCGTCGCTGCCGCGTGCGAGGTACGCACGCAGGGCGGCGATAAGCACGGCCAGCTCGTCAGGCGACAGTGCCAGGTAGACAAGCCCCCCACGCCTCGCCGCCCTCATAGTGTCACCGCTCAGCCTTGTGCCGCGTGCGTGTGCGTGCGTGCGTGCGACAGCTCACGAGCCGCTTTCAGCTCGTGTCCTTTCGCCACAAACAGCGCGCGCGCCTCAGCGCCCAACAGCCACACAAGCACGGCAGTTAGCCAGGGCGAGGCGGCGCAGGTTTTCAGCGGTCTTGTCAAGTCTGTCATGTTCATGGCGTCACCTGGTGCTCGTGCAAAGTGTCGATAACGCGCCCCTGCAGACGTAGCGCCTCAGCCAGGCCCACAAACGCCGTTTGCATAGCCATGGCGTGCTCGTGCCGTCCGTCGCTACGGCCCGGTTCCAAGAATGTTTCGGGTTCCAGCCCTTCCGCCAGTATCTTTACGTCAGCCTCAGCCAGTGCCACCACCACCACGCACGGTTCAAAGCGAAGTAGTTCCATGTCCTGTTTCCTCTTCTGTTATCCGTCTAAGTGTCGCTCTTCCGGCAGCGGTCAGCGTCAGCCCTTGCGCGTGTGCGTTCGGGTTCACATAGCGCAGTATCCCAGCACGCACGAGGGCGGCCACGAGCCGGTCATACTCGCCACGGCTGAAACAGCCGCCGGCGCCGGTCCATGCGCCTTGTGCGAGGGATCGCCCGGCGAGGGCGGCGCGTGCCCACGTGTTAAACTTGTCTCGTGTCGTCTGCAGCTCGTCTAGCAGCCAGTGCCTGCCGCCGTCCGTTTGCACTTCCAGCCGCAAGCTATCAGCTGCCGGCGAGGGCGGCAGCTCGCCAGCGTCGCGTCGCGTCAGCGTTTCGCTCGTGCGTAGCAGGCGACGTGCGTCCCTCAGCAGCCACAGCCACGCCACGGCGGCAGCCACGCAGCCCACGGCGACGGCAGCCCAGCCCGTCACGTCAAGCTGCAGGGCGAGGATAAGCACGGCAGCCAGGGCGCCCACAGCGCAGCCCGTCACGGCTGCCTGTGCCGCCGGCACAAGCACGTCAGCGGCGAGTGTCGCCGCCCTGGTGGGTGCCTCGTAGTGGATCGCTTGCCAGTCGTCAGTAGCCAGCCCTGCCACGGATCGCAGCGCGTACGGGTTTGGCGTCGTGTAGCGGTTCTCAGCGTGTGGCGTGCGCTGCCAGCCGTCGCCGGCGCGTGCGTCGTTCTCAGCCATAGCGCCCAACAGCGCCGCCCGGATCGCGTCACGGTCTGCGGTCATAGCGCCCTCACAAGCCAAACAGCAGCGCCACGGCCACGGATACCCAGCCCAGCGCGCCGGCCACGAGGCACAGCGCCCACAGCGTTTCCTTAGCCCGTCTGGTGTTCATGTCTCGCCTTTCGTGTGCCACCTGATACGGCGTCAGGCTGCCTGTGGTACACTCAGGCCAGCCCTCGCCGTGCGCCTTCACGGTTTCGGGTCAGGTCCGGCGCTGTGCGTCAACACGGCGCCGGATCGTTCTACCAGCGGTCAGTGTGTCGTGTCTAGCCCCCTTCCCTGCTAACGGCTGCGTTAGCGCACAGGTAAAAAAACACCTAACGTGTGCCAGGTCTGCGAGTGCTCAGCCAGCGCCGCGCCTCGCTGTCACGGATCGCCCACGTCGTGCCTATCTTTTCGCCGCGCAGCTCGCCGGCGAGTAGCAGCTGCCGCAAGCGCCCGACAGTCAAGCCAGCGGCTGCCGCTAGTTCCTTCACAGTCCACAGGTCGTGGGTCTGTCGTTTCGGTTCCTGCATAGCCCCTATCATATAACGCTTGCGTTAACTTGTCAACCGCCGCCCCTCGTAGAATGCCCCACACGAGGCGCTACGGCGTGCCCCTGTATGTTTTCACCTTGCGCCTCGCTACGGCCCGTGTAGCGCGTCCTGTGGCGCCCTGTATGCCAGCCCGTGCCACGGCGTGCCTTCTGGCGTCGCCGTGGCAACCTGGCGCCAGGTCAGCGGATCACGAGCCGCCCGTCACGCACGGCTGCCAGCATGGCAGTTCCTCGCTCAGTCAGCACCGGCGAGGCGCCGCTGCCGCCGGATCGTTCCAGATACCCACCTGCTAGCAGGGCGTCCCTCAGCCGGTCAAACTGGTTTCGGGATAGCTTGCCCGGCGCCACGAGATACGGTCTAGCCATAGGGCGGCGCGCGCCTGGCGTGTCGCTGAAAGCACGCTCAGCCATAGCCTCAAGCGTGCGCTGCATAAGGTCTGGTGCTATCCCTTCCACAGCCGGCACGCCTGCAGCGACGGCGGCCACCTCATACGCCAGATCGTCAGCCGTCACGGCTAGCGGGTTTGCTACCTTGCGCAGCACGCCGGCAGCGGTCAGCATGTCCACAAACGCGCGCCACTGGCTTTCCAGTTCGGCAGCTCGTGCGAGTGCCGCTTCTAGTTCGGCGTCCTGGTTCCTCAGCGCAAGCACGCGCGCCTCAGCGCCTGCCGCGCGTTCTGTCTGCTGTAGCCAGCCGCGCATAGCCCACACGGCCACAGCCACGCCAGCTATAGCCAACAGCGCGCCACCTAGTACGTATGCCCACATAGTCACCTCGCCCTGCAGCCCTGTCTGCGTCCTATGGTACGCAGGGCGAGGCGCCCGTCAACCTGTGCTATCAGTTATGCAAATGCCGCTTTACGTAGTCTAGCGGTTCCTGTCGCCGGTCATGCGTCCTCGTGCGACACAAAGCCCTGAGCCGGTTCTGTTGGTTCGGTCGGCAGCGTCACCATGTCCATGCGAGTGGCCACCGGGTCAATGCCATACTTCTCAGCCAGGGCGATTTGATCCGTGGGTGTCTTCGGTTGATTGATCGCGGCCACGAGCCGGTCAATCTCTTCTAGGTCTGCGTCACGCTTGCGCGTCGCCGCGCCCACTGTAACGGCGTCCAGATCGCGCAATGCTTCCACTAGCTCGGTATGCCCAGCCTCTAGCGGCTTCACCTTAGCCAGCCGTGACTGTAGCACCTCGCGCCCCACCGTCGCAGCCAGGAAGCGCCCCACCGTGTCGCCGCGTTCGTCGGCGTGAAAGTAGTAGCCCATTAGCTCGCCCACTGGCAAGCGTTCCAGCTCAGCGCGTACAAAGTCACGCCGTGCCGCTGCCTCAGCCCACTGCGCAGAGGTGTATGGGTCGTTTGTATGCACGGCGTCATAGTAGGTTTTGAGGGTGTCGCTGCGATCACTAAAGCGCGCCTCGTCAGCCTGCTTGCGCAGCTCTTCCACGTCAGCATGCAGGCGCCGTGCCTCAGCCTGTATGCGGCCCTCACTCTCTGCAATGATCGCTTCTCGTTTGGCGGCGGCGGCGTGTTGGTCACGCCAGGACTCCAGGCCAAGATCGTTTAGCTTGTTGCCTTGATCGTCCAAAAGCGCGATACGCTTCTTCTCGTACGCGGCCACGCGGTCGTCAATTGCCTGTAACAGCTCAGTTAGCTTGCTCACTCTTTCGCCTCCATACTCTCGATTGTGCTGATACCACCACGCCTTGCTATCGTCGCGCTGCTGCCGCAGATCGCGGAATATGCCCACGCTCACACGCCGCAACACGGCATGGTCAGTCTGCGGCTTGACAACAACAGGCGGAAACGCTTCCAGCCTCGGCCCAGGGAATACGTTCCGTTTAGCCTTCACCATGTTGCAGCTCGTGCGGCGCGCCCGGCGAGATAATCAGCCTGCCGGCGAGGTCTGCGTCAGTCAATACAGCGCCCGTGTCCGGGTCTGTCGTGCGCAGCTCGCCCGTGTCCGGATCACGGTCTACCAGAAGCACATGGATTCTTAGCGGCCCGGCAGCCGCTGCCGCCGTCGCCCTTTCCAGCTCGTCAAGTCGTCGCGTTGTCGTCTGTTTCATGATCACCTCGCCAGTCGTCAACGTAGCGGATCACAAACACCGTGCCGGCGTTCGCTTTGAGTGCGGCCACCTCGTCAGCCGTCAGCGGCACGGCGTCAGACCTATACGGCGGCACTCTGTAGGTAAGCTCGCCCTCTTCCCATAGCACGAGAAAGCCCCCAGCCGGCGCCGCTGTGCGTTCTTCCAGCATAGCTATCCGTCGCTCAGTCGTCTGTTTCATGTTCGTCCCCCCAGCTAATCACTATGCCGTCGTCTGGCTGTGCTTTCCAGATCGCCGCTGCCTCGCGCTGTGGTATGTCTAGCTCGTGCCCGTCAGCGTCATAGCAGGTATAACGTGGGTTCTCAGGCTTGCCCTCGTCCTCAGGCCAGTAGACGTTTTGCACACAGCGCACGCCGTCAGCACGAGCCGCGCGTGTGTCCTTTTCCAGCGCCTGCAGCCGCCGCTCAGTCGTCTGTTTCATGGCTTGCCCTCGCCCACTGCTCGAAAAGGCGCGCCGCCCGGTCAAGCTGTGCGTCAGACCACTGTGCCATGCCCAGCATAGCGGCCCGAAACGTAGCGGCGTCAACCGGCGTCACAAGCGCCTCTCGCCATGATCCAAACGTGCCGCGTTCTATAGCGTCCTGCATGGCGTCAAGCTCAGCGTCAGCCTGCCGCGCGCGTGCGTCGCGTTCCTCTTCCAGTGTCTTTAGCCGTTTCTCAGCGTCGCGTTTCATGGCTTGCCCTTTCGCGTTCCGCCTCTTCCAGCGCAGCGAGGCGCCGGTCATAGTCCAACAGCTCACGCAGCTGCAGCAAGCGTGCGAGGATCAGGTCAGCGGCCCGGATCGCCACAGGCGGCGGCGCCTCGTCACTCAGCGCACGGCCTAGCGTCGCCACGGCGTCAGGCGCCAGGCGGATCAGACCACGCACTGCCTGCTGTAGTGCTGCGTTCTCAGCCTCAGATATGGCACGCTGTATGCCCGGATCACCTACCCAGCGGTAGGCTGTGCGTTCGGCCACGCCGGCCCGTTTCGCTGCCGCACGTGTGTCCTTTTCGTTCAGCAAGGCGAGGGCAAACGCGCGCTGTTTTGGTGTAAGTTCTCTGCCAAAGTCTGCCAAAGTAGCCCCCTTTTGGTTATGCAAATGTCAGTTTACGCAACAGGCGCCACCTGCTGCAGCCCGGCGGATACCCAGCCGCGCACGTCGCCGCCGTCCTGGTGCATGGCGTTTGTGTCGTTCCAGTATGGGCGCCACGTCGCCGCGTTCGGCAGCACGTCAAGCCACCACGCGCGCGCCTCGTCGCCTGCCTTGTCAGCGTCAAACGCCAGCAGCACACGGCGACACAGGGCGAGGCGTGATACCCAGCGCGCCCGGCGTGCCCCTTGCGTGCTGCCTGTAGCCACGGCGTGCACGAGATCGCCGGCCACCTGGTGCACGGTCAGCGCGTCCAGCTCGCCCTCGCACATAAGCGCGTCAGCGCCCGGCGTCAGCCCGTCAGCCTCATACAGCCCCACGCCACAGCCTGCCGGTCCTATGTACTTAGGATCGCCCTTTGGGCGGCGGATATTGACGCGCCACAGGTCCGCGCCCACAAACCACGGTATAGCTATGCCACGCGGCAGCCATACCTGTTTCCCTTCCGGCAGCCCCCACAGCGCCCGGTCCTCGTGCACGTCAGCGCCGTTGTAGCCCAGCCCGGCGCGCTGTATGGTGTCGTCACTCAGCCCCCGCCCGTGTAGCCAGGCGCGCGCCTTTGTGCCCTCGTCAGCCCACAGCGCAGCCTGCCAGATCGCCACGAGGTCAAACGCACGAGCCTGCCAGGTCGCGTTCGGCGGATCGCACGCCACAGGCAAACGCGGCGCCGGCGTGCGTGCTGCCGTCGCGTGCGAGGGCGGCAGCTCGTCACCGTGGCGCGCCTTGTATGCCTCGCCTTTCGTCAGCGTGCCGCGTTCTACCTGGTACGCTATCAGATCGCCGCCCTTGTCACACTGCCGGCACCACCACCGCGCGCCGCCCTCGTGCTCAGGCCATACCCTGAAACGATCCTCGCCCCCGTCAGGGCAGAACGGACACGGCCCGGCATACTCGCCGCCGTGCGTTGACGCCACGCGGCGCAGCCTCGTATCTCTTCCGATCACGTCAAGAAGATTGTCCATGATCACGTCCAAGGCTGTGCACAGAACCTGTGCACCTGTGCGCGTCTAAGACACGCGCACAGGTTGCACAGGTTGGGGTCTGTGTGCACCTGTGCAAGCACAGGTTTAGCACAGGTTCGCACAGGTCACAGGTTAGCACTGGCTGCCTCTTTCCCGGCGTCTGTCAGGTCGTAGGTTGCCACGGTTCCGGGTCCGCCGGCGTCAACACGGCGTGCTAAGCCACGGTCAGCCAGGCGATAGAGCGCACGGCGCGCGCCTTCCTCGCCGCAGCCCTCAGCGTGTCCGGCCACGTCCGGCGTTGTGCTTGCCCCGTGCTCGCTCAGGTAGCGCAGCACGTAACGCTCAGCCGCCGGATAGACGGTTTTCTCAGCGCCCGGCGCCACTGGCACGAGCCAGAAACGGCCCTCTTCCCAGTAGCCCAGCGCAGCCCAGCGCGCCGGTTCGCCGTCCCTGTTCTTCTGCATGTCGAAGGTCAATTGCTCGCCTTCTTTTTTGACGAGGATCATCACGTCAACAGCGCCGTGCATGGCACTGCTGCCACGGTAGCCCCCTGCCTTGCTGCTGTGGTGGATCACCACAACACAGCAGCCCACACGGTCAGCCAGGGATCGCAGGGCGAGAAACAAGGGGTGCACGTCAGCCACGGCGTTTTCGTCGCCGCCCGGCATCACGTCCACGAGCGCGTCAACGATCACGAGCCGCGCCCCGGTTTCGGCTACGGCGTCAGCCAGGGCGCCCAGGTCGTCAGCCTTGCGCAAGTCGAAGCGTGCCAGGCTTGTGTAGTAGACTGCTGTCTCAGGTCCGCCCTCGTGCCCTCGCAGCGTGTCACCTAGCCGGCGTGCCATGCGCAGCGGTCCGCTTTCCTCGTCTACAAACAGCACTGGTGAGGCGTGCGTGTTATAGGCCAGCCACGGCGCGCCCTGTGCGACGCACACGGCAGCGTCAAGCAGACTGTAGGTTTTCGCGCTGCCAGGATCGCCATACACGAGCGCCACGCTGCCGGCTGAAAGCACGCCGTCAACGATCCATGGGATCGCCGGCTGTGGCTGTAGCGCCTCAGCGGCGTTGTGTAGCAGGTAGCGCTGCGAGGGTTCGGCGTCGCCTGACACGAGCGCAGCCAGCGAGGGTTCTTGCTTGACGAGGGCGGCCCACGCCGCGTGCACGGCAGCCGTTCCGCCTGCCGCGTGTGCGTCGCTCAGCGCCTGATACAGCGGCGCGCTATCACCCAGGGCGGCGAGGTCGGCGCCGTCCGTGATAGGATCGCTGCCGGCTAGCAGGCTGCGAAGCGCAGCTCGTGCCGGTTCGTGTGGGTCAGCGTTCGGGGTCTGCGAGTGCATAGCGCGCCCCGTCACTT